ATAGGCGATGAGGTAGAGATTCACGATGATGATATCAAAGAGATAGGCGAACGGATACCTGATCATGAGTGAGACCCACGCGGAAGACGCGCCACCGCTCGATCCGGCCGCCGCGCCGCCCTCGCCCGCAGTCGTAGTAGAGCCGCCGCCGCAACCCGCGGAACCGGGGCCGGCAACGCCTGAACCGGTTGCGGGCGAGACGCCGACCGAGCCGCCGCCTCCGCCGGAGGTAAAGCCGCATACCGACGAGCCGACGCTGCTGTCGCTCGCTGAGGTTAAGCCCGAGGGTGAGGCGCCGCCAGCGACTGAAGAAGCTAAGCCTGACGACACCAAACCGGAAGGCGAGAAGCCGGTTGAGGTCGAGTACAAATTCGAGTTACCCGAAGGCCGCGAGTTTCCACAAGAGGCGCTGGATCAGTTCGTGGGGCTGGCGCGGGAGTCCGGTATCGCGCCCGAAGTCGCGCAGAAGCTGATGGGCCTGCACGTGGCGGCCCTGGAGGCTCATGATAACGCCACCTTACAGTATCAGCACGACAGCTTTGGCAAGATGCGTGGTGGCTGGCAGGAAGAGATCAAAGGCGATCCCGAGCTTGGGGGAGCTGGGTTTGACACCAACCGAAGCCTCGCACTCAAAGGCATCCTGGCGATCGTGCCGCGTGAACGCCTCGCTGCGTTCGATAAAGCGCTCGAACTGACTGGCATGGGCGACAATCCCGAGTTCTTTCGCGCAATGGTGACGCTCGGCAAGATTATGGCCGACCCCGTGCCGCCCGGCCCCGCCGCCGCGCCACCGCCCGGCAATCAGCGCCCCACTCCGCAGGGCGAGGGAGGGCGGATCGGTTATCGCTATCCGAGAGGGCGTGGTCGTGTCGCGAACGGCTGATGTTTAAAATCCCCGACAGCGCGATCCCCAAGCCGTCGCGAACCTACAAAGTCCCGCCTGAAAAGCGTACCGCTATCCGTGCCGAACTGATCGCTGAACGGGCCAAAGGAACGCCCGTAAAGATTCTGCTGGAGCGCTACAACATCTCGCTCAGCTATTACCATGTGCTGATGACCGACAAGGTGCTGGTGCGGCGCCCTCCCGCCTAAGTAGTATAGTACACCTCAATACGATTGACGCCAACCTGTTAGAGCTTTAGCGCGCCATCAACGCGCTTTTATGCCGGCAGGTTAAATAGATGGCGACAGGCTCCTGGCCGACCCTTCTCGATGTGAGCACGAGGCTTGATCCAAAGGGAGAAATCCCTGAGATCGCCGAGTTGCTGTCTCAAACTAACGAGATGAATGACGACATACCTTACGTGGAAGCGAACGGTAAGACTCGTCATGAGTTCGTTTTTCGCACCTCGATCCCCGGCGGATACTACCGCTCGTACAACCAAGGCGTGCCATACAGTAAAAGCACGACCGGCAAGGCGAGCGTCGCGGTAGCATCGCTACAGGATTACAGCCAGGTCGATATGGAGTTGGCGGAGGACTCGGGTAATCCCCAAGCCTTCTGTGAGAGCGAGGACATGGCCTTTCTGGAGGGCATGTCGCAGACCGTCGCCGAGACCTTCATGTACGGCAACTCGGTCAGCAACCCGTCGGCCTTTATGGGGCTGGCGAGCTTTTACAACACGATCAACCCCGCGACCGCGAAGAACGCCACCAACGTCATCAATGCTGGTGGAACCGGCGCGTCCAATACCTCGATGTGGCTATGTTGCTGGTCGCCTCGCACCCTCTACGGCGTCTATCCCGAGCGCTCGAAAGCCGGACTGACGATGGAGGACAAGGGTCAGACTGTCCCGGCCTACGACAGCCTCGGCAATCGCTTTGAGGCATACACGGTCTGGTTCCGCCAGCGCGTCGGGCTCTGCCCGCAAGATTGGCGCTATACGGTGCGGATCGCCAATATCGACACGACCGCAGCCGGCCTTGCCGGCCCGAATGCGCCCGACCTGTTCGCCCTGATGGCGGAGGCGGTGATCCTGCCGCCGGCACTCGGCAAGCTGTCGGGCATCAACCGCACCGATGCGCCGCGCGATCCCGGATCGAGCGTGCGGCCGGTCTGGTACTGTAACCGTACCTCGCGGCACTGGATGGACATCCAGTCGATGCGTAATCGCAACGTCCTACAGTCGATCAACGACTACGCCGGCAACCCGACAACCGGGTGGCGCGGTGTGCCGATCAAGATCGTCGATCAAATTCTCGTCACCGAATCCGCGCTGACCTAAAGGGCCATCCGCCAATGATGCTCGATGCAAGCTTAACCTTTGTCCCGGCAGGCGTGCCGGCCTCGATGGTGGTCGGCGGTGTCGCTACGACTCAACTTGGCCAGTGGATTGACCTGCTCGGTCAAGGGGTCGGAACCGCACCGATGAACATCATCGGCAATACCACGGTGTTTGGCGAAGATGTTGGGATCGGCATCTGGAAGCTCGATCTTCAGATTAACATCGGCACCGCGCCGCTCGGTGGCGACAACAACTTCGCCCTTCAGGGTGCGATCGATACCGGCTTGTCTGGCGGCTATCAGCCCGGCACGCCAGAGACATTTGCCGAGACCGGATCCAAGACCCCGGCGCAGTTGCCCGCCAATTCGGTGCTGCGTATGGCGATGCCGCCGACCCCGCCCGACATGCCGACTCCCCGGTTTATTCGTCTTGTTTCTGTCTCGTCTGCCGCCGTGACGGCTGGCACGGTAGCCGCCGCCTTCATGGTTCAAGGCCGCGACGATCTGCAGAACCGCTTTGCCGCGAATAATTATGTCGTACGCTAGCATAGGTTGTGGTCTAAAGTAGGCGGCCATGCTTTTGAGCCCACTCAATCGGATCGGTTGCTCCCTTGGAGCGATTGCAGCCTCTACAGAGGAGTTGCAGGTTTCCGATGTCGCAGGTGCCGCCGAGCAACAGCGGTTTGATGTGGTCGACCTCCATCTTCCTAGCTCTCTTGCCGCAATGGGCACACTTGCCTTTCTGATGATCAAACAAGACGGCGATCTCAGCGGACGATGCCTTGCCGCCATTGGCTCGCTGCCGACTGCGACGGTTCGCGTTGTGTGTGCGCTTATGGATCGCGTCGCGTTCAGGATGGGCCTTTCGCCAAGCGTCTTCGACCGCTCGCGCCTTCTCAGGGTTCTGTCGTCGCCATTCAGCCACGCGAGCATAGCTGCGCTCTCTGCGGCCGGGATCGTCTTTGTGTGCGTGATACCACTCCCTGTTGTGATGGTAAGTGCCTTTGTGACACTCGCGGCATTGGCGGCTGGACGTGTAGCGGGGGGCCAAATGGCCACGCTTGCACGGCTTTCCAGTAAAATAAAATCGGAGGTTAGAAGCCTTGGCTTCTTGGATCGAGACAATTTCCATGCGCGTATTTGTATCATGGCGCGCGGCACGGAGCTAGCCTGATGCCGGGGCACTCGAACCACGCGGGCGTGCCGCGCGAGGAATTTCTTGCGCGAGTGCGTGAAGGTAAGCGCCTTGCCGCCGAAAAGCGGGCGCAGGGGCTATTGCCGCCGATCGTCCGCAAGCGCCCGCCCGAAGTCCAAGAGGCGATCGAGGTAACGGAGCGGCCTGAGTTCAAGGCGGCGGTCGATGCCGCTGTCAAGCTCGCGATGCAATCCGTTGTGGCAAATTTGGCCCCAAGTGTGGCCGAGACGGCTGCGGCACAGATTTCGTCCTCTCCGACAGCAGGGATGTTTGATCCCCGCGCCTTGGCAATGGCCATTGCTGAGCTGACTGATCAGGGCACCGGGATGCAGCGCATCCCGGCGGAAATCACCGAAGCCCGTCGGATCGCGACGGCGCGGCTGCGCGCATTGCTGATTGAGGCGAACGCTGAAGGCGTAACCCCCATTTACAAGCTGGTGGCGAAGACGATTCTGCCGACGCCGGATGGCGAGACGCTGATCGAGCCATTGCAGCGCGGTCGCGACAATCAGGTGCGGGCAACAAAAATTCGCTGGCCGCTAGTGCCGAACTTGGCGATGGAGCCGACCGACACCTATTCGGACTCAAATGGCCGAGTGATTGCCGGCGACTGGGCCGAACGCATCATGGCGGCATTCCGCGAGTCGATCGGCAACCAAGCGCCGGCAGAGGTTGGGGTCGATACCAACATTGGGTTGACCGATCAGGGCCATGTCGTGGTCGGGGGCGCAATTCAACAGCGCAAGGATCGCGCGGCCGAACGGCCAAATTTTGGCGCATTGGTGATCGACGAGGACGGCGAGGCGCTGCCGAGCAATGGCGGCGGCCCGGCCTATACGGACGTGCGGGTGCTTGGCAGCATAGCGCCACCCGCGAGGCAGAACGGGTAGAGATGAATATCGCGACGGCTATCGTCATGGCGGCGGCGCTGATTGCGGGCGCGCTGGTGGTGCGCCCAGCCTGGACGCAATCGACCACGACGACGTTTGCGACTGCCTATGTGGTGACGACTTGCGGGACACCGCCGACGATGAACACGGCGGGCAATGGCTTTTCCTACACGGCAGACCACCAAGCGCCGCTGACGATGAACACCGGAGGGGCGTTGTGCGTAAATCAATAGCCGCAGGGTTTGGCGTCGGGCTGGCCTTTGCTGCCGGCATCGCGTTGGCGCAAGTCGGCACGATCGTCAGCTATGTAGGCTCGCCCTATATCCCGCTCGCGACCGGCGTGGCAGGCTATCAGAAGGCGTCGCCGACTTCGGGCACGATGACCTTTCAGAAGGGTCAGTCCGAGATGGTGATAGGTGGCAGCGGGACTATTACGGCGCTGACGATTGCGCTCAACCCCGCGCCCTACGACGGGCAGAAAAACTGCTTCTACACCAAGCCGGCGATTACGACGCTGACGATGAGCGCCACCCTGCCGACCGGCGTCACCCTGAATGATGGTGTCGCGTCCACCTCGGCAACAAGCCAGTACTGCTATCTCTACTCAGCCAGCAATAACGCTTGGGATCGGTCACACTGATGAAACATCTCGCCTTTCTCGCGGTCTTGCTGACCTCAACGGCGGCTTTGGCGCAAACCGGCCCGGCGGTCACACCGATGCCGGGCGCGCCGATTGCGCCGGCAATGAACCAAGACGACGCCGTTATGTTCGCCCGCCACGGCGTTGGCAGCGTCCCGCCTGGTTATGCGCACCCCGGCATGCTGGGGGCTTTTTTGAATGAATCCGATGTTGTGCCGGTTACGGCGTTCGCGATTACGCCCGCCGACAACGTCTCGCTCTTGTTCCTCAATCCGGCTGGCACGCTCGCGACCGGCGCGATTACCTTCCCGGCGCATCCCGGCTCCGGTCAAGAGTTCTGCTGGCTTTCGTCGCAGACCCAATCGGCGGTCACGATGACGGCCAACACCGGGCAGACCGTTGTCGGGACGGCCGTGACGGCTGGCACCGCTGGAATCTCATACTGCTGGCGCTACATCGCGGCCACGAGCACCTGGTATCGCGTCCAGTAGGCCATGCCGAGCACGAGCCCTAAGCAAGCGAGGTTCATGGCGGCGGCGGCTCACGATCCCGACTTCGCGAAGAAGGCCGGGATTCCGCAGAGCGTCGCGAAAGATTTTAACCAGGCCGACGCCGGGACCGAGCAACTATCGGACGCGATGAAAA